AAGATCGGCTAGACGATGTAGCCGTAGCGGCGCAGAAGCCGCAGCTCCTCATCCCGGTCATCCGAGATGCGGAAGATCTCCTCGGGCATGAGGCGCGGTGAGCGGGTCGAGCGGTAGTAGCGCATCGACGTCGCCTCACCAAACCGCTGGCCAGCGAAGCGGGACATCTGATCCCCGGCCCGGGCCCGGCTGCGGCCATACACCGCGCGCCGCGTAGCGCCCTCGTGCGTGACCTGCAGCCGTCGGCCGTAGACGTGCGCCACGTCCATGCCGCGGCGGGCGTTCACCACCTGCCCGATATCCGCACCCGAACCGATCGCCCGCGCGCCCGCCACCGTGAACGTCCGCCGCCGGTCCCGCTCCGACATTCGCGCGAACAGCTGCTTCGGCGACGGCACATGCCACCACTCCGCCTCCCGCAACGGCAGCGTCTGGCAATCACAGTTCGGATGCCTGAGGAACCCCTCAGACCGGCTGTACATCTGGCCCGACAGGATGATGCAGCGCGCACACGCCGGCAGCTGCACCACCCGCAGATACGCCACGCACGACGGGTTCGCCGCCATACCCACCTGGTCCGCCGAGCGGGCCGTGTCCGCTATCGACGTGGACACGTAGCGGCCCATGTCCGCCAGCCCACCCAGCATCGCCTCCTCCGGCCGCATCCCGGCCGCCAAGCGGCGCCGCACGCCGATCGCCGGCAGGAACAACAGCGTCTCCAGCGGCCCGCCATCAGGGGCTATGCCGGCGAACGCGGAAGCCACGAGCGTCGCCTCCGCCAGCGCGGTACCTCCCTGGGCGGCCATCTGCGCGGCGATGTAGGCCTGCGCCGCGTCCGCAACCGACAGCTGCCCCTCAACCACCGCATCCGCGATCGCCGCGCCCGCCTCGCCGAACAGGTCGTCCTCGATCGAAGCGGCTGACAGCCCCTGCCAGATCTGCTGGATCCGCTCGACGATCGCGCGGATCGTTGCCGTGACCTGCTCGTAGCGGGTGCGGCCCAGCTCAGTCGGCGTCGCCATCGCTGCCGGCCTCCATCACCGGCTCCTCGGGCTTCGGCCCGAACTGGCTCGCCACATCCCCACCCAGGATCCGCGCGGCCTGCCGGTCGGCCAGCTCACGCCACTGCGCAATCTCCGTCTGCGAAGCCCCCCAGCGCTCCCACAGCGCCTCCCGCGGCACACCCAGCGTGGACATCTTCACCAGCGCGTCCACCAGTTCGCCCTCGGTGCGGAACTCCGGGTTGTGCCAGATCACTTCAAGCGCGGAAAGGTCCCGAGAGTCGCCGGCGGCTTGCAGCGCGAGGCGTGCCACCTCCTCCACGCCCTCGCCTAGCGGGCGCTGACGCTGCCGCACCTTCGCCACCAGGCCCGACTCGGTGGCCTTCAGGGTCTCGCCGTTGACGTTGCTGAGCTTGCCCAGCAGATACTGCGCGGGAGTGCGCGTGCGAGCCGCCATGTGCTGCACGTCCGACTCGATCGAATCCAAGTACGGGCGCAGGTCGGTGGCCTGGAACTCGCCGACCTTGACGTTCTCGTCTTCGATGATCCATAGACGATCCACAGCCGACTGGAACGGCTCGATCGGCTGCCCGTCGTCGTCGGTCGGCACCTCGTAGCCAGTCATCCACCGCTGCCGGAACGCCGCGAACTCCTGTGCCATGATCCGGTCGATCAGCGTCTTGTTGATCCGGTCCTGGTCGTCGAGGACGTCCTCAATCTCTGAGTGCGCCTCGCCCAGCAGGTCGGGTCGGTTCGGGATCTCCACCAGCGGTACCGCGTCCAGCTCGTTACGAGCTGGCCAGTCCTCGCCGTGCACCTCGCGCCGCTCCCACTTGGGGGTAGCAGCAAGGCCCGCCTGCGGCGTCGGCGCCCAGTATTTGAAGATCCATCCGTCGGTGAAGAGCGTCGCCCAGATGTCTCCAGTCCAGTCGTCAATGAACGTCTTCAACCCAGCCTGTCGCGTCCGCCGGCTGCCAGCCTCATAGGCGACGATCGCTTGGGTCGCATCCTCCGCCGTGATCAGCGGTGTCGACCGATCCTTCGGGTTGGGCGCGACGAGGGCGAACGACCGACCGACCTTCACCGCCTCGGTCAGTTGCAGATCCGAGTCGGCATCCATGCTGTTCGCCTGCCAGATCCGCCACAGCTCCTTGTCGCCGACCTGCTTCTTGCCCAGTCGGAACCCGTCCACCTGCAGCCGCTCCGCCGTCGCGTCTACAACGAGCCCGACATAGTTCGAACGGGCCTGCCGCAGCAGCTTCTGGAAACCCGGCTTCGCCTTGTCCTGGATCATCGGCAGAGGGTGCTGTCCCGAGTAGTACAGGCGCATCTTGTCCACATACCGGCGCCGCTCTATCAACTGCTTCCACAGCCGATCCATCCACCACATCGGCTCACCCGGCTTCGGCTTCTCCAAGGGGGCCACGAGCACCCCCTCGTCAGAATCCGACCGCTACCCGGCTCTTCGCCTTCGGCCTTCGCACGTATCCGTCCAGCGCCATCACCGTCGCCGCGATCCCGTCGATCCGGGCCTGCGACTTCTTCCGGTCCGGCTTCGTCGGCCGGTAGTTGTCGTTGCCGTCCGCGATCGTCTCCACGCAGCCGGCCATCCACCGCAGGATCGGATGCCCACCGTGCAGGAACTGCCGCTCCAACAGCAGCCGGTCCAACTCCTTGCAGGCGGGCGAGAGGCCGAGGAACGTCTGCGAGATCGGTGTGACCTTGACGCCGCGTTTCGTCTCGCGGTCCACGTTCTGCACCAGCTGGCCGGCGAACATGCGGTCGTAGCCGATCCACTGCACATCGAAGTGCCGGCAGTCCGCCAGGACCTGCTTCTCGATCGTGTCGTAGTCGATCGCGTCGCCCTCGGTGAGCTTCAGGAAGCCCTCGCGGGCCCACTGCGCGAGCGGCACCTGCAGATGACGCTGCAGGTCCTCCAGCCGCTCCGACGGCAGCCAGAACCGGGACACCAGCTCGACCTCGACGCCCGGCTGCTTCGACTCCACCGCCAGCACCCAGGCGCTCAGGTCGGACACCGCCGAGAGATCCAGGCCGCCCCACGCCCGTCTGCCCTTCAGCCCGGCCTCGTCAACCATGCCGGCCACCCGGTCCCAGGTCCGGACATCGATCCAGCGGGTCGACGCCTTCTCCCGGATGTTCAGCGACAGGCGCAGGAACGTCGGGAAGTAACTCGGCGTGGCCTGCGCCTTGTTCGCCTCACGCCGCAGATACGCCAGCGTCGGCGAGGTCCCCAGCCCCGGGTTCGCGCGCCGCCACGTCGTCTCATCGAAAGGGTCGTCGGTCTCGTCCGCAGCCCAGATCACCCCGTAGTGCGCCGGGTCCTGGACGACGTTCTCGGCGACCTTGCGGGTGTAGGCGTGCTTCTCGTCGTAGATCGAGCCCTCTTGAGCGTCGTCCGCTGTCGTAATGAACACGATCAGCGGCTGATCACGCGCGCCGGTGCCCGTCTCGATCGCATCGATCAGATCCCTCGACTTGTGCACGTGAACCTCGTCGATCACCGCGCCCGACACGTTCAGGCCGTGCGCAGTCTCAGCGATCCGGCTGAGGGCCCGGAAGACGCCACCCGTCCGCGGCACCCGGATCACCGAAGTGAGCACCTCGGCGCGGCCCTTCACCGCCTTGCTGGTCTGGGCCATGCGCTTCGCGTCGTCAAAGACGCGCTTCGCTTGCTCCAGCGAGCCGGCCGCCGCATACACCTCTGCGCCGATCTCCCGGTCCGCCAGCAGCAGCGCCAGACCGATCCCCGACGACAATGTCGACTTGCCGTTCTTGCGGGGAACCTCGATCCACACCGCGCGGACCACCCGCACATCCCGCTCAAGCTCCGGGTCGCGCCACAGCCAGCCGAACACCGGCAGGATCACCCACAGCTTCTGCCACGGCGCCAGTCGCAGAAAGGTGCCGCCCCAGCGGCCCTTCGTGTGCTTGAACGACTCGATCGCCCGCAGCGCCCGGCGGGCCGCCCCGACATCGAACCAGGCGCCATCCTGCTCCGGCATCTGGAACGCCGAAACCAGCGGGCGCGACAGAAGCGCGTCCGCGATCTCCTCGTCGTCCATGCCCAGCTCATGCAGCGCCGCCCGCGGGACCGGCAGACCCTCCGAGCAGTCCTCGACGGACAGCTGCTCAGTCGAAGGGATCGTCTTCGTCGCCATCGTCGCCACCCTCCGGCGGCGTCAGCCGGCCGCGAGCAGACGGCGACAGCCCAAGCTCCCCGATGTA